GAATCATGGATGGGAGGATTGTAGGGTAACTGTTCGGAAATACCGAACTATTCATATGATGAATTAAGTACATCACCTCAAGAGCTTAGTACACCAGCTCATAACAATAACGGAATCAAATCCGAAAAAGTCATAACAAATACTGAATATGCTAACTAAGCTAACTGACATAAAGCCCAACCCTAACAACCCTAGAGTGATCAGGGATGAGAACTTCAAGAAGCTCGTTAATTCTATAAAGGAGTTTCCTGAGATGCTCGAAGTCCGACCCATAGTCGTAAACAAAGACATGGTTATTCTGGGGGGTAACATGAGGTATCGGGCTTGTCAAGAGGCTGGTTTGAAAGAAGTGCCAGTTATGATGTCCACATGGGAATCAGAAAAGGACGCCGAGTTCGTTATCAAAGACAACCTGCAAATGGGTGAATGGGATTGGGAGATACTCAGTAACACCTTCGATGAATCCTATCTAGATGACTGGGGGCTAGACGTTCCCTATCAACAAGAAGAAGAAGAGCAGGAAATCTCGTATAATATCCTGATTACTTGTACTTCGCAGGAGGAACAAATGAGCCTGTATTCTGAGTTAGAAGCGAAGGGTGTAAAAGCCAAGATGAAATAAGAAAATAATAAGATGCCGAACCCTGAAAATCTTAAACCAGCAAAGAAGGGAGAAGTAAGAAACCCAGCAGGGCGACCCAAAGGCTCTAAGAATCGCTCTACCATCATTAAGAAGTGGCTGACCGCATTAGACAAGGGTAAGAACCCGATGACCGGTGAGGTTGAGGAAATGAGTGTTGAGGATAAGATGACACTTGCGTTAATAGCCAAAGCCCTCAAAGGAGATACGTCGGCATACAAAGCCCTTATGGATTCAGCCTACGGACAACCAAAACAGGAGCTGGAAACGACTGGCAATAGCGAGATAATAACTCGCATTAAGTGGTCGGATGAATGACATTGTACTCAATCATAAGTTCAGGCAGATAAAGAGTGCTAAGGATAGGTATATTTATCTATACAATTACAAGTGCTAGTAAGTCCATCATACCTGAGTTCGTTGAGAAGTTAAGAATCTGTGAGATCGAGCAAGATTTCCATATCACGAAAGACGCTATTATCAATAAAGCATCAGGCACGGAAATACTCTTCTCGGGGATTAAAACGTCAAGCGGAAACCAGACTGCCAACCTCAAGTCCTTACAGGGGATTACGACATGGGTCTATGAGGAGTTTGAAGAACACCCAAATGAGGAAAGCTTCGACTCGATTGACCTTTCAATTCGTAAACAGGGGGTACAGAACAGGGTTATACTTATCTCCAATGCATTACACAAAGGCTCGTGGCAATATGAACGTTTTTTCAAGCATGGGGAAAACACGACCCACATCCATACAACGTATGAGGATAACCGAGAGAATCTCAACGAGCAGTTCCTCCGCATGGCAGAGTTCACAAAGGAAACAAACCTTGCTAAATACAACAGGAACTTTCTTGGGGAACATTATGAAGATGACGATGAAGCATTATGGACGTGGGATCTTATCAAGAGAAAAAGCGTTGAGCAATACGATAGAATCGTGGTGGCGATAGACCCTGCGGTAACGAGCAATAAAGACTCGGATTTAACTGGGATTATCGTAGTAGGCAAGAGAGGAAACGAAGGGTATGTCCTAGATGACAAGTCAGGAACGTACACACCTAACGAGTGGGCTAACGTCGCACTAAGTTTATATCACAAGTGGAAAGCCGACAGGGTAGTGGGTGAGGTGAACAACGGAGGCGACATGATTGAGGCAATTATCAGACAAGCCGACAATTCGGTATCTTACAAAGCAGTTCGAGCAACACGAGGTAAGGCAGTAAGAGCCGAGCCGATTGTTTCTCTATACGAGCAGGGCTTAATATATCATACCACAAACTTTCCTGAATTAGAGCTACAAATGACTACATGGAATCCAACGCATAAGGAATCACCTGACAGAATAGATGCGATGGTGTGGGGTTTCACCGAACTAATGTTAAAAAACAACACAGGATGGGTTATTTAGACTGGCTTGGACTACCGAGCAAAGTAGAGAAAGAAGCAGATAAGGCAAGGATGCAGTTCAAAGCAGACAAGATGAACAACGCCTTATTAGACTTTGTAGGTACTAACGCTCCAATACTCAACCCTGAGAACGACAGGGAGAACGTCTACAAAGGGTACATGATTAACCCAGATGTTTACTCGATTGTCAATCTCATTACTAACGCCATGCGGTCGGTATCATGGGTGCTATATGAGGTGAGTGATGAGGCGAAGTATCGTAAGTACAAAAGACTTCCAAGCGAGGCGAAGCAGTACAACTTTGAGAATGACGATCAGGTTTCCTCTTGTTTTATGAGCAGGATCGACCCCTCCTTTTTCTTTTACCCGTAAACGTGTGCCTGTATTCACTCCGGGCGGAATGGCTTCAAGCTGATTACAGGTAACTCTTATGTGCATGGGGTTATCTTAGAGAACGGAGTAAACGCAGGGTTGATAAACGAACTCTACGCAATGCCTTCTCAGTACATGAGGGTACGTGCTACTGCAAAAGGTGAGAATGTAGTATCTGGCTATTCACTTGAGATAGGCTCACGCAGAACAGACTTCGAACCCGAAGAGGTATTGCACATGAAGTACTGGAGTCCTGATTATGAAGGCACAGGATCGCACTTGTACGGGCTTTCTCCATTACACGCAGGGGCTAGGGTGGTTCGTCAATCAAACGACGCTTACACAGCACAGACTGCCTTATTACAGAATAGCGGAGCAATGGGTATTCTAGCGGTCGACCCTGACTCCATGACGGAGGAACAAGCCAGTCAGCTAGAGAATCAATACTACCGCAAGTATGGCGGACCACATAAACGTGGTCGCATTGTAATTACAGGTGCTAAGATGGACTGGAAGCAGATAGGCATGAGTGCGGTTGATATGAATATTCTAGAGTCGCAGAAGTACAGTCTAAGGGATTTGTGTAATATCTATCAAATCAACTCGGCTCTATTAAACGACCCTGACAACAAAGTCTACAACAACGTCAAGGAAGCACGTAAGGCTCTCTATTATGAGAAGGTACTACCTGAGCTAGACACCTTCAGAGATGAACTCAACAGATGGCTGACTGCTAGATACAACGAAAAGACTGGCGGAAACTTCTACATAGACTATGACCTAGAAAGCGTACCAGCATTACAAGCTGACATGAAACTTGTGATGGAGCAAGTTAAAGATGCGTGGTGGATTACTGGTAACGAGAAGAGAGAAGCAATGGGCTACGACCACGACCCAGTTATGGACCAGTTCTTTGTACCAGCAGGACTCCTGCCTTTGGGAGCAACGGAAGAAACGGAAAAGCAACTAGAAGAGTATGTGGTTAAGCAGACGTTTAGAGATTATCCACAGAGTGCGGTCAATACTGCAAAGAGAGCGTTAGAGTACACAAAGGAGAATCCGAATGACTGTGCAACGCAAGTAGGCAAGGTTAGAGCCAATCAAATAGCAAATAAAGAGCCATTATCCTACGACACGGTCAAACGGACATTCTCATTCCTATCGAGAGCCAAGACGTACGATACAGGATCGTTTGAAGATGAGGACGGAAATCCAGTCTGCGGTTCTATATCTTATGCCTACTGGGGAGGTGACTCCATGAGAAGATGGGCGGAAAGAAAGATAAATGAAATAGAAAATGCCTAGCCCGAGAGCAGGTGAATCAAGAGATGACTTCTTGGATAGATGTATTCCTGAAGTCGTAGCCGAAGGTCGAGACCCTGACCAAGCGGTAGCAATGTGTATTGCTTACTACGAAGGAGAGAAAGACAAAGCGTTCAATCTTGAGGAGGGCGGTGTAGTTGAATACTGGAAAGCCTTTGACAGAAAGCGTCAGTCGTATGAGTCTAAATATACAAGGCGAATAACCAAAGCCCTAAACGACCAGCTCGATATTTACAGAGATGCTGCCACAGTCGCTGATTTCAGAAAGGACATTGACCCTTCGATTATGAAGGAAGCATTTGAAGAACTCTACCTAGAGGTGGGCGATAGCTTTGCACGTTCTACATTTTCAGGTCTTAAGTCTATGCCTTACACAGAAACAAAACAAGAACCAGCGTGGATAGCACAGTTGCAGAAGCTGATAGACTATGATTTAAGAGAGAGGCTTAGAGGATTAGATGAAACGACCAGAAAGCAAATAGACAAGATTGTTCAAGAAGGATTAGAGAATGGCGATAATGTGGAGCAGATTAAAGAGCGAATCATAGCAACAAGAGGTATGGCTTCGCTTGACGGAATGACACCAGGTAGGGCTAGGATTATAGCAAATACAGAAATCGTTACTGCATCAAATGCTGGGAGTCTTATGGGTGCATTAAGCACGGGGCTTAACTTTGAGAAGCAATGGGTAACAACACTAGATGGAGATGCAAGACCTTCACATTTAGCAGTTAATACTATTAGGGTTGCAAAGAACGCAACATGGAGAGTGGGTAATTCTGA